GACGGCCGGCCTGTCGGAAATTATGACCGGCTGCGCGACCATTTTTGGAAGCGATCGCCCGTACTGGCTCCGATGAACCACCTGCCCCACGACTGCCGGCACACCTGTGCGACGCTCCTGGCCAACGCCGACGTCGACAAGAAGATCATACAGCTCATACTCGGCCACCGCTCCCAGGACATCACCGACCGCGTCTATACCCACAAGACACTCTCCCAGCTCATCGATGCCGTGAACCGCTTGTGATTTGTGTATTGTGCGTATATTGTGTGTATATTACAGTCTCTCACGTGCTCGAATTTATGCAAAGTTAATTGATATTCAGCCAAAAAGAAAACCGCACGAACGGCTTGTTCATGCGGTTTGTCTGTTGCATAGGTTTGTGAAAATATACGAGTATATTAACGTTTCGAGAACTGGGATTTGAGGCAGGAAGCGGCCTGCCAGCATTTTTGTATATTGCGCGTCTATTACAATGCCAACAGAAAACGAATGTTCTCGAATGTATTTTGTGTTGTGAGGATGGAGAGGACAGCTCATTTCGAGCTGTCCTTTTTGAGCTTCTTTTTTAGCGCATCTGCTTTTTCTTGCCGGTCTGCAAAGTATCGCTGTTCCGCTGCTTTTCTGGCCGCTTTAGCGTCATCCAATTTGTCAAAAAATCCTAAATGAATCTGCTTTCGGCCAACACTTATATAAGCCCGGTATTGGCCATTTCTAAAGACAGACACTCCAGGAACTCCAGTACTGTTATTCCTGTTAATTTCCCGCCCAAATCCGGCGTATTTAAGAGCTACGTGTTCCCGGTGTACTTTAGCCGTCAATTCGCGTCCGTCTTCAAGCACCAGGCTGTCTCCTTCTTTTCTTTTGCATCCACATGAAAGAGATTTGCCCTGGAGCAAATTATAAACGTAAATCACTTTTTCTTTACCGCAAATACAGCGGCATCGTACATAATCATGCCGGGAAACATCTGGTGGCTCGATAACGGTCCAGTAGCCAAATTTAGTCCCAATTCTTATGTTGTCTTTCTTCATAGCCCTAAGCTTTCTACAAGCGTCAACCGCTGACCCGCTGTCAGTGCTTCGATTTTTCCCGACAGCTGCTTCCGATCATCATCGGATCCGGTGGTTGCATCCAGCACGTCGAGATGTAGTCCGCGGATTTTTCGACGGTCAATGACCGCGCCACAAAGTACCTCTCCCACAATCGCCAGCTCCGTGTCTGTCAGCTCTGGCAGGGTATCTAAATGAAGCATAATCTGATACCTTTCAACAATCTCCCCTAGCCGACGGGAAAAGCCGCTAGTTCTCCGGCTGTCTCCCCGTGTTTCATCGGCGAGCCTTTCAAGTGGCTCGCTCATATAGATTGTTCTTTTCATTATTTTACCTCCTTATTCAATAGGCGGTCATTTCTGACCGCCGAATAAATTACCACTCTCTGATTTCATCTTTGTACTCCTCCACCCAAGTGGAGGCGAATATTTCTCTTAAATTTGAGAAATCCAGTTCATCCCAGTATGTATCTTGGGATTCGCAGTAGTCGTCGATGATGTCTGTGACGTCTTCGGCGATGTTTTCAAAGAGAACATCGTCATCGAGGACATCGTCATCTTCTTCGATTTCGCGAAGAGCGGCGAGCCTATGGCTCCCCGTTACTAACCCGAGATTTGTATACAGAATCGGTGCGCCTTTCCAGCCATTCTTTAAAATAGATTCTTTGATTTCAGAAACTTTCTTTTCATCTACGTCGTTTACCATCGGTAATGAACTGATTTCAAAGTATGTTGCCATAATTTTTTTCTCCTTGGCGACTTCCTTACGGTGCGCTCTCAAGATTTATTTTGGAAGGTCTTGTTTTCCCTTTCCTTGATTATATTATAGCATATATACGTAGAAAGTCAATTGTTTTATACGTATAAAATAAAAAAATAGCCCCCGGCCACGCTCGTGACCAGGGGGTTGTTACATAATGCGATATTATTTTGTCAAATAGCCGACAGCTAAGGCCCCGGCTACGACGGCCCAGGTATCCCGCTGTCTCTTTGCGGTTGCGGTTTTATGCGCTTCTTTATTGATTTGCTCGCTCAACGTCGTTAAAGACTCGCTCTGCTGCGTCAATCGCGTCTGCGTCTGATTGATTGAGGCCCGAGAGTTTTCCAGCTGAGTCTGCGAGATCGTCAGCTGCTCTTTGAGCGTTTTGATTTGCGTCTGCTGCGTCTTGATTAGCTGCTCGCGCTCGATCGAGTTCCGTTTGAGCGTCTCTATTGAGCTCTTGAGCGTTTCGTACTGTTGCGCGGACATTGTCACTGTCGGCCCGCTCCCGGTTGTCGTAGTGCCGGCACAAAAGCCAGCCAAAGGCGAGCACAAGGATAAGGACAACGCAAGATACAATAAGGGTCTTTTTATTTTCGGCAATCTTATCAACCTCCTCTTTCAGCTGCGGAAGATACAAAATGGATCACCTCCTATAAACGCGACAATGCATCATGCATTTCACTGTCAAAACGGTTGTTCAAGCTGTCCCGGAGCGACGAACTGTTCCATTCCGGGGTCTTGCATACGCTGTATACGGCTACGATGAAGTCATAGTCGTATTCCGGGGAGTCGATGTAGCTCAAATTCGGATAGCCGTCATAGTTGCCGGTCTGCGCGTTGAACATGCTGTGAACGGCTTCGGTCCACATGTCGAGGATGTTCCCGACACCGTACTGCACGGCACGGCTCCATACGACGTCCCGGAGAACGTCGTGGTGATTCTCGATATGCCAATAGTTGTCTGCCAGAATCTGTACAGCCGGGTCATAGTACGCCGCTTTGACGTACTCATGCTGTGCTTGTGCAAATCCGTCGCTGTCGCCGGCGGCAATGTTACGCCATGCCTCATCAAAACTGTCACTGCATAACGGATATGCGTTGAGCTGTTCACCATACTGCGGGTAGTTGTCATTCAGCCAGCTGACGAACTGGCCCAGACTGCCAGCGTTGGAACTAAACTGATATGTCCCATAGGATTTTCCGCCGGGGTCGCCGTAACCGTCGCTGATGCAGGCCGGGTCGCCGTTGCTTTCGTACTGTGCGCTTAATTCTCCTAACATAGTCATCATCCTTTCGTTTTTTCTGTGCTATTTGCCGCTGTAGGCGCGTTTTGCGGTTGTACCGGCATTACGTGTGGCGCGGAGTTGAAACGGCTGTCATAGCCGTATTTCGTCCAGCAAGCTTTACCAAGGCCGACGACGGTAGCGATACCGCCGATAACGGCCGTCACGCCGCTCCAGCAGCTCATCAGTTCAAAGTGCGTTCCCCTCAGTGCGTTGCTCCAGTAGCCGAAAAGCCAGCTGAACAGCACGAGAAACAAAAAGACCATCATCAAAATACTCATGATGATGATTAATTGAAGCCAGTGTTCCTGCCCCCATTGTCCGAGGGCCACGATTCTCTTTTTCATTTAACCACCTGTGATTTTCTCGATGCTTTCTTCAATATCTTCAATACGGCGCGTGTTCTCTTGCGTGGTATCCTTGATACATTGCACATCTCTTTCTAACTCGTGCCGATGTTCCCGCTCCCCCTGGATAGTCTTATCTAATTCAGCCAAAGTATCGTTCACCTTGAGGAGCGTTTCTTTGAGTGGGGCTGTAAACGCTTTACAAATCCATATCATACTTCCAGTCAATGCACTGCCGACGACAATGAATTCCCCTACTTCTACTGTCAAAATATCACCACCTTGTTATAATTATTCAAAAAAAACGGAGTGTTATGATGAAATTACCGAATGGATACGGAACCTGCTATAGATTGCCGGGGAATCGGCGGAGGCCGTTTGTCGTGAAAAAGACCGTGAATGGACGACAAAAGATATTGGGGTACTTCGATACATTTGAACATGGAATCGCCTACATTTCGTCGGTCAATGCGTCGCCACTATTGGACGACGATATTACATTTAGTGAGCTGTTTGCCCGTTGGAAGGCGACTAAATATGACCGCATTTCTTTATCTAGCCGTAAGAGTTATGATAATGCATACCGCCATTGCCGCAAGCTCCATAATCTGCCGTTCCGTAGTATCCGTTACGGCCATTTGCAGGACGTCGTGGATGAGATTCAAGCCGGGTACTGCACCCAGAAAAAGTGCCGGGTACTCATGAGCCAGCTCTACCAATTCGCGATTAAGCGCGAGATGGCCACGACAGACTACTCACGATATGTCGAGATTGACCGGCACCGCGTCGTCTACAAAAAGAAGCCTTTCACGGTTCGTGAAATCAATCGGCTTTGGAAGCAAGCTGATGACGAGAATGTCCAGGACGTACTGATTTTGATATATACGGGTCTTCGCATCGGGGAGTACTTGTCCTTGCGGCCACAGGACATCAAGATTCGGGAGAGATACCTGGACATTCGGCACAGTAAGACGGAGGCCGGAGTCCGGCGAGTGCCCATCAGCCAGCGCATCCTCCCTTTTCTGGCCGCAAGGAAGCGGCGCAGAGAGATTTGCCCGGCCGATACCTATGACGCCTTCCGGCGCCGCTGGAATCGGGTAATGAAGCGGATGTCGATGCATCACACGCCGCATGAGTGTCGGCACACGCTTGCGACTCTGCTCGACCGTGCCGAGGTCAACGAGACGACAGTCAGAATGATACTGGGCCATGCGCGGCAAGGCGTCACGAAAGGTGTGTACACTCACAAGAGTCTCGCCGACCTACGAAAAGTCATCGACCGTGTGTAGTGTGATGCTAAGAGCCAATACGATGGCCGCGCAATCACGCGCACCGCCTGACGCGGCTGTGTGCTTAACGCGTCACTTGTCAATGAGATAGAATGGCATAAAATGGGATAAAATGGTGTCAGCTGTCCGGAACTGTCCGAAGCTGTCCGAATCTGTCCGAGCAGTCCGAACCGTCGATGAGTTGGCGGCACACAAGCACCATTTAACGTTGACTAGCCCAGCAACAGGTTCATCCGGATCACCTCAAAATTGGTTCGTCGATGCGGGCACGCTCGGCGATAAACAAGACGCTACACTTGACCGTAAAACCGATTCGACTGGCGGAAGTCAAGCGCACAACAACACGCCTTTAGCCGTTGCCGCTTATGGTTGGAAACGTGTCAGCTAATACGCCGCCATCCATAAGCCGCTACGCAGGGCTGTACGTTGTTGTGTGGTGTGCTTTTACCAGCAGTGTTTGTAATACAGTCGTATGTCTTTTTATCAGCGCTTGACGTTTGCCAGCTTGTACCTTGGTACCCGACGCCAGTGCCGCCACCAACATTGTATGGAACACCGTGGCTATGAGCCGCCAACTCCTCGACGGCCCTTAAGCTGTACGACGCCAACCATATGCTGCTATTGATGGCTGTACAAGATTATGGGCCTGACTGCCGCCTGTCGAACCTGTCTGTACTTGTGGATATGTGTCTAAATTTATTTCATCTGAAATGTAATCCTTACGTGTGCTATATGAGCCTGCACCTGGATTGGCTGTTACATACTGTTGGTGACTATGACTCGGCATTTCCTCGACGGTGAGTTTGTGCATCCGTTCGCCGTATTTCTGCCCTGCCGTGTACGTGAAAGAGCCGAAATCATCGGTACCAGAGCCCTGCGCGATGAGCGTATAGCCAGCAGGGAGCGCTTCCCACGTTCCGAAGCCTAAAATGTCTGCTGGGTCGCGGCTATCGGTAATGCTCACATAGACGGAGCCGACGGGGTACACGGCTTGAAGAATCTGTTCCCTGAGGTTGTCAATAGCCGTCTTATTAGACGATACATCCGTATTGAGGTTGTCAATAGCCGTCTTCATCGTCGTGATGATTTCTTTTACGGTTTTAGTCAAATCTATTGCAACATTACTCATTCGTTACAATCACCTTCTGTTCTTAACGTGTTCTTTTATGTCAATAGAAAAGAGCAGGATAACGGCTAAACTACGCGGTTTATCACTGCTCTTTATGTGTTCTTTATCGTAAATCACGCAAGAATGGCTTAACCATGCCGTTCATTAGGTCATATACGGCGCGAGTTCTTCTTCATTCTTGCAATTATTGATGGCGTCGCGGATACCCATGAACCACTCGTAAGCCGCAAGCTGTTGCGCTCTGGCGGCTTCTCCGGCTTTCATGAGCTGTTCTTTTGTTACATCAGCCAATACGAGGCTGTTGGACGAGTCATGGACTTTATACGGCCCTTTATCACTAATCAAGGTAAGGGCAATCTGCCATTCACGCTGGCTCTTTTCGTCGGTACTGAATTGCAGGTCATCTACCGTGACAGGGGCTTCCTTCTTCGCAAGGTACTTGCTGTACTGGATGTTGAGCGCCTGCGCTTTCAATTCACTGAGCGTGGGCGGTACACATTCTCGTTTGGCTTTCGCCTCAATATAGGCCGTTACGTTGTCGATATAGCCGTCATATTCGGCGTTGGGATAGTCTTTAAAGTCGTCATCCACAAGGCACTGTTTCTGGGTGTCGTCGTAAATGACTTTGGCAGGCAAATCAGCAAGGCCGCTGTCTGCCTTGAAGTGTTCGGCAGTATCGGTGTACTGCTCGTTATCCTTGATGATAAGCACATCATTATCTAAAATCTGAAAAACTCTCATAAATTCTCCTTTCTCTACCGATGAACTAGCTTCTCACGGCCATGATGCAAGCTGTTCAACCAATGGGGACCACGCCCATACCGTTAGCAGTGTCATTACAAGTGGGTCCGACCAGAACGCCGGTGCAGGCGGTGATAACTACTGGGCAGACAGGACCACCAGCACCAATGGCGCACATTCGCACACGATTACCATTGCTTCTACAGGAAGTAATCAGGCGCACGAAAACAGGATGCCTTATACGGTCATTAACAGGTGGAAAAGAACGGCTTAAGCGGTACGTTTCCAGCGGTTGACGACTGTATAGGGTTGACGGTTTTCATGATGATTATTTCCGCCCGTGTTTGAAATAAAAACCGAATGCCCATGTGAAGCATTAACAGTATATCGGTAGTACCCGTGATGACCATCTGTTCTAACATCGCCATTCAGATCTTGGGCCGATACAATACCACTAGCTAAGGGGTCCCATGTATATGCCCCTAGCGTACCGACTAAGTCGACGCTAGATATACTGGCTCCATGATCATGCGACGGCAATTCCTCGGTAGTGATTTGATGCTTTGCTTCCCCGCCCTTATCGTCAAGGTTATAAGTATACGTTGTGCCATTTTCCGTATAACTCCCAGCAGATACCAGTACCCGGCCTGCATCCATCTTGACCCATGTCGTACCTGACCACAAGACATTAGGGTCGTCGGTTGTTGTGGTTTCCCAGATACTGCCAACAGGATGGACGATGTCGATGACTTCTTTAACAGAACGTTGCTGTACCTTCTTCCATGTGCCATCTGCCGACAGGTAGTAGTCGGTCTGTGTCCCTTTGTCCGGGGCCGGGACAAGGCCAGCCGCGCCGGCGGCAGTCGAGGTGGCCCCTTTGAAATTCGTGACACTCTTCACGCCGGTACTGACGGCGTTATCGACGTAGGATTTAGACGGTACCAATTCCCACGTTACCGGGCTTGTAGACGTCAATTTATAGATATTGTTGCTGTCGTCGGTACGCATACACTGCATCCCGACAGCAAGGTTCGTCGTTGGGAACGCCGTGCCGGAAAACGTGCTGGCTACGGACTGAATGTTCTTGTCCGCTTTCTCCAGATACGTATTACAGGCGTCCGTCGTGACCAGTTCATTATATTCTTGCATATTACCATCCTTTCGCAACCCACGAGACAATGCCCGTCGTACGGTTGCCAGAACTATTCAGTAATTCGATTTCAAAGTACCGCCCTTTATCATCCTGCCCGTCTGTCGTTAGGATGTTAGGGACGGGCGTTGTGTCCCCCGTACCGCCCTTGGCCATGGCGTTGACCTCCGGGGCATTATAGTAATGCTTGTTGTAATAGACTTTCGTGGCCGCTGTCGTATCCTTGATTTCCAGCTGTCCCTTATCATCTGTATCGTCAATATCCACATGGGGCGATACGTCGTACAGCAAAGGTTGCGCCTGCGTTGCCTTACTGACCACCCGGAGCCGTAAGAGAGCTTTTTCGTATTCGTAATCCCCTACATTGAAGTCCGTGAACTGCTCATACATAGGTGGCGTATCTGCCATGGCCTCAAAGTCATCCATTTCCTTGAAGGAAGAAACAACTTGAACGGATTCGATGTAGGAGTTGCTGGCTCTTACATAAGCGTCGTACAAGGCAATATCTTCGGCCTGGTTCTTCCCTATATCCCGTGTAAGACCGTCGCCGATACGGGCCAAATCCTTGAATCCACGGATGAAAACCATATCCCGGTTAAAGGACTCGTCGGTTTCCACGGCTTCGTGCAGGGTACGTTCGAGTTTCACCAGCCGTTTGTCGGCGATAGCGATACGATCATCACGGACGGCGTAGATATTCCGGTACACCTTATCGAGTGTTTTCAGCTCTTCCCGGAAGGTTTGTACGGTCTGCCATATCTTTTTATAGCCGTCCCGCACATGGAACACATCGAACTGCGCCGACGTGGCATGTTTGGTGATGTAGTCCATGGCCTTTACCTGTTCACGCGCCAATGTGCGCATATCATTCCGCCATTCGTCCATGATATGCAGTCCGTCATACAGCTCATGTTCTATAGCCTGCCGTTTATTCTCGATAACAGCAAGGTCTTCCCCTTTATTCAATTGGGATGCTTTACGCAATGAATCCATGAAGCAGAAAGCGTCGTCCAGCTGTTTGACAGCCGTCTTTCTTACGGCTTCTGTTGTCCGAATATCTTCTGAAATGTGGAGGAGGAACAATACATTATCCCAGTATATTTCCGTTGTATGAATCATTTCATTACGGACAACCTCAAGGGCTTTATTTTCGCCGTCCGTGAACGTCACCGCCATTTCATTATACTTTGGTTGAGCATGGCTCATATATCGCTCTATAGCGGTTATAGTTTCCTGGAACGCCCGTGACAATTTCTTTGGGAGTGTTAGGGTTATCCGTAATGATTCCAGCCTCGTAGCGTGTATGAGCTTGTTGTGATACTCCGCAATGGACAACGTTTCCTGTACCGAACAAAACCAGTTGAAAAAGGCTATCGCATCGTCGACAATGATTACCGCTTCCCACGGATTGATGAAAACAGCCTTGATAGGCCGTTCCTTTACGGCAATATCTTCGGCCGTTTCCTTCCGTGTCTGCGATTTTTCCTTATCCGCGACGAGAGCTATTTCTTTCGCCGTCCGCTTCCATATGTTCGCCCTTCTATATGCCTCCGTGAGCTTCGTTAGCTCATGTTTAGATATAGTTAGCCGCTTAGAATTTTCATCGTCTATATGGAGCGAATAGCACTGTTTTTGGGCGAATTGGTTTTTCTCATTATCTTTTAGTGAAAAAGACTCCCTTTTCGTCCCCAATGCCATACCGCTCTTCTTGATTTCCAGTACTTTCAGACTTTCGAGACAGTGCATATTGAACAACACGTTATCCCAATACGTTTCCCGAACGGCCCATACGTCCTTGAGCCTGATTGCACTATAAATTTTACGTTTGTCTGCTGTATACAGGTTTTCCAAAGGGCGGGCATTCAACAGATAGCGGTATAGCTCATCGACGGGCTTGGTAATTCCGGATACCTTATCTTTGACTTCGGACGCTCTATAGTATCTGAGTGCAGTGTCGAAGATAATTTTAGGCTTCCCGTGGCGCCTATCGTATTCTTCTAACACCCAAACAGTTTCTTTGTTTGTCGCGCTGTACGCCGTTTTGCCAAAAGCATCAAGCGTCCGGCTGGAACGGCTGTCAGATAGCGTGAACGCAGTATCTGACAGCTTGTACAGCGTGAACGTTTTGGCAATATCCATAGGCGCTACGACAAGGTGAACTGGAAGGTCGTCGTCATGGTATCGTCAGCAGCTTTATTGATGACGTCGAATACGACGCGGTCGAGGAACGTGCCACCACTTGCGGCGTTGCAGATACCGGCTTCCGTGATGGCGCCGGTAGCTTCCCCGGCGTTAAAGGTCGTCGTCAGTGTGAAGACTTTCGTGCCGGAACTATGAGCGTAGCTGGCCGCTTTCCGCTTGATTTCCGTAACCAATGCAGTCTGTGTAGCGTCAACGGCGGTCGTGCCTGTGCCAACTGCCGTATACCCCATGACGGCCGGGCGCGTCTGGTCGGCCATAGCGGCGCAGATATAGTCAAACCCGCCGTTCAAGATAAGGTTGTCTTTGTGGCGTGTTTCTACATCCCCATTAGCGTGGTGAATGACAACGTTCAAAGAACCTTTGATTTTCATTTCGTCTTTATTCATGTGCTTTTACTCCTTTGGGTTAAAGAAAATACGGTCAAATGACGTGCAAGGCGGAATGAACGCCTTGATGTATTTGGTCGTATCGAGGTCGAATTCGCGGATGAAGAAAAGCCGCTTGTTGGCGCTCTGTGCGAGTCCGAAAAACAGCCAGTCCCTATCTGCGGTATCAATTTGTAAGCTGAGTATCCGTTCATTCACGGTATCCCGTACATAGAACGAGTCTGTGCGCTTGTCATAGCCGATATACAGCGTAATATCGCTCCATACGCCGTCAGCACCTAAATGCTGTGCTTCGTAGCTGTCGACAGCGAAGGTCATGTCCTTGACGGCGATGTAGTCCGTTAGGTTCGGCTTGTTTCCGCGCATCTCCGCAATGAAGCAGTCCGTGAGCGGAGCCGTCTTCTTGAACCAGAATCCGATTGAGAACGTTTCGGGGATACTGCATGAGTATTCCAGCTGGCCTACATCGGTGATGAGTGCGCCGTCGTTCCAGCGTACCGGGGCATAGCTTGTATTCTTCTCCGTCAGTAGTGTGCCGCCCGTGGCCGTGCTTGTGCCGTCGATAACAGCATCAAAGGCGTCATCCGTCTTGCCAGTATACCGGGCTATCTGCTTTTTCAGCTCTACGCCGTCAAGGTCGCCAAGGATGCCGCATACCAGGATATGCGACGCCTCGTAGCTGTCGACGGTAAAGGTCATGTCGCACACTCGTAACGTCTGCTCCGTAACGGCATTGATTTTACAGTCAATCCAGTTCCTAGCCTTTATCTTCTGCGGCAATGATACTTTCATGAGGTATTCGCCGTTGAATGATTCCTTCTCCAGCCGCAAACCTTCCATGGCCGCGTTATAGTACATGTTCGTCTTTATCCCGCTATAGCCCAGCTTGCGCTGGTTATAGTCCAGGATGACGTTCTTATTGATTTCCGGGTCGCTGGAGAGGTAATACCAGGTCGCGTCGGCGGAATAGTTTCCGTGGTCGTCGACGGCCTTGATCATAAAGTAATAGTTCCCTTCGTTCGGCCGGATATAGCGGTATTTGTTGACCTTCGAGCGGAAGATTTCCGTGCCTTGTTCCCACTCCTGTGTCTGCCCGACTTTCACGACGTACTTGATATTGTAAATAGATAAAGCATCCCAGTAGAAATACAGGTTGGCCCCGTTCTTTTCTACCCAGAAGCCTGTGACGTTCGGGACAAAACAGGATAGGTAAGCACGTTCCCCTTCGCCGAATTGGTCGTAATAGGCGATATACACCTCTTTGATATCCGAGTTCGGATACAGGAAGACGTTATCCACGGTCTGATACTTCACGCCGTCTATGTACAGGTTAGCACCGATACAGTTAGACGGTATCTCCAGGAAGGTAATGAGTGTCCCTTCATTGTTCTTGGTAAAGGATATGTCAGACGGTGCGGACGGCCTCCGTTTGTTATACGTGATTGTCCGGCCGTTTGATACCTTGCCGTGCTTGCTGATGGCGAACAGGTATATCTTGCCGCTGGCCGTCGTGGGGATAGACAGGCTGGATGTAGCCACGGTCTTTTCCAGCAGGCCATAGGCGTTGCCGACGTCGGCATTGGTACGGACTTCGTAGTAAGTCAGGTCGGCGTCGTCGACGGCGTCCCAGTTGAGTACCCCGCCCAGCCGGTCGAATGTCAGCGTGAAGTTCCGCGGCATGGGGAAGTCACCTTTGGTGCTGGCGTCTACGTCGTCTGCCGTAAAACCGTTAGCTACGTTGACCTGTTCATTAACGGATTTCAGATACTTTCTTAACAGGGATATCAGCTGTCTGCCGTCGCCTTGTATAGCGGTCGGAAGGCCGGGAAAGGTCAGTACTTGCTTCTTATACTCAGCCATAGCGTCAACTCATTCCTGCGCTGATTGCCTGTTGCAAAGCGTTGACAATGTTTGTATCCTGGCTGATATCGTACTCATTTTCATTGAGCGCCAGAAGGACGGCCGATTTGACAATGATGTCATTGATAGCATCGTGATTGAACGGCATATCCTTTGTGGTACTTTCGATGACGGCAGGCGTTGCGAAATATCTGAATTTCACAGCGGTAATGTCCGGGTCGGTGATATGCACGGTCCCGGCTGTCATGGCCAGGGGATACGTCCCGCAAGCGCTCATATAGTTCTTGGGGATGGAATCGCCGTCCCTCATGGTCGTTTCCTCTACGAGTACCGGCCATTTAGCCCCAATGAGCAGGCTTCCCATCTGTTGCGTGGCGGTATTGAGGAATTGCAGGCAACGTTCGTCGCTGTATTCCTTGCTGATATCGTGCGTCTCCTGCCGGATACGGGTAATGGCATCTTCTACTTCCATTCAGTCACCCCCTAGCAGATGAACGGCATACGCTTTTCTGTGTTGGCGTATTTCCGCATAGGTACGACATTGGCCAGGGCCGCTTCCACGGCCTGTTGCATGGTATCGCCGTCCGGTGTCTGTGTGAGGACCATACAGGCCAGCTTGCACAAGGAATCAAGGAAGACGGCTGGCAGGTCGATTTTCCCGGTATCGAGGTCAGTGATACTAAGGAACGCGGCGTTATAGAGCATATCCACGTCTTTCACACCGGCATAAAGCTTATTGCGGAATATCTTGTATTCATCCCAGCGCGGCGGCCGGATAGCGTCTCCTGGATGAAGGTCGCGCCCGTGGCCGTCAACGATACGGACGAGAGTAAGGAAGTCGTCGGGCAGATCTACACCGGTAATTGGCAGGTCGATATGCTCTTTCGGCGTCGGCTTTACAGCCGTTTCGTCGGACGGGTCCGTCGATAGACTGGCGTTGTACTCGTCAATCTCCGCGTTCATGTCGTCCTGCCGGTAGTGCTGGACCTTTTCGAGGAAGTCGCTGTTGATGTAGTACTGATTGACGTAACGCAATACTTCGTTGATGGCCTGGAGGATGTCATAGTCGCTGTACTGGACTTCGTTGTTATCCCCCAGTTTATAGCGGATGAGCTGTTTGAGTGATTTCGCGGTAATCATCCCAGCAACACCGCCCCACGCCACGTACGTTTCTTGTGGTTGACGGCGAACTGCTTCCATACACTAAAGAATTTCTGGATGTAGTACTGATATTTTGCCTGGTTCCCTTCGAGTTCAGCCCGTTTCGCGCAGATGAGCCACGGGTCGGATCCCCAGAATTCCGGCGGGATAAAGCCCATGAGCTGAATCCGTTCGTTCTTATCGCCGGCCCAGCCGCCGTTGTCAATCTCATTGACGCGCCGGGCCGCATCCACGGCACTCGATACGTCGACAGTGTTTCGCAAACAGATTTCGTCGCCGTTCTGGTAAATCTTCTGTTTCGTTATCATGCAGAGTCACCACCTTTTATATAAAAAGAAGGGGCGTCATGAACCCCTTCTCTTATGGAATTGACTATCGCTTAATGTCAACGATGGAGCAGGACGCTTTCGGC